AGGCCATCAAGTGCGCCCATTTTCATTAGTTCGTATGTCTCTCGTCCAAGCTGGGTTTTCATCGCCAAACGGCCACGAATTTTTAAACCCTTCTCGTCCTCTTCAATAGACTCATATACGCCAATAGGCATATCTGATTTGTGTTGGTATAGAAGTTTGACCCCTAATGCGCCTGTCTTTTTAACGCTCTTGCTGAAAGCACCTTTAGCAACAATGTCATTGCCTAGATCGGTGTTACCAAAGATAGAGCCGTAACCTTCAAAGGTTCCATACTCTTCATCCTCAGAGTCAACCGCATTTATCTCAGCCTTAACATCTAAGAACTGGTCTAGGGTTTTCTCCTCGCTCTCGGTATCTTTCTTTTTGGGCTTCTTAGGTTTTTTTGGCATACCGTAGCCGCTTAACTCTAATCCAGTTAGCTCAGTATATTCTTCATGGCTCTCGCAAGGCATGAATACTAGGTTGCCATCTTCATCGTGAGAGTGAGTGCCGACACAGCCGATTTCCTCAGCCCTATCTTGAGCCTCCTCTTCCGTGGAGAACACATCATCTCTAATCTCTGCTTTCTCAGCTAGGGATGCAGTCAAGGCTTCAATAGCGGCCTGTATATCCATAGGCTCAGGGTCTTTTTTGATTTCTTTCAACATACACTGTTCCGTCGGTTATAGTTTCACAATCAGGTGATTGCTATGGAATCAGGCATCTGCTCTGAGACACTTTACATCCTGACATATGGTATCACAACTATTTTTTAAGGACACCCCCTTGAAAACTACAGCTCCCCAGCTAGTAATTATCTGATGCGAAAAAAAAGCCCCCTAGAGGGCTAATTGTTTAGGCGTACTTGTTTAGCTCTTTTTTTACCTCTGAGGCTGTACCCTTGAATGGCTTTCTCTCTGCGTTTTCCCTTGCTATTCCAGCCATGAAATCAATGTACTCCTTTGAATTATCCTTGCCCTCAACTATAGGAACTAAGTGAGCTAGGAGAAATAGCATCTGGCGGGTTTTTGTAATTCCAAGTTTTTGGTGAACATAATCTAGCATTTCAAAATGTTCTCCTTCAACCTTGAAAGTTACATGGCATGAATCTTTTCTGGAATTGTGGTGCCACATATTAAATACCTTTTATGTTGCCCTACTCGCTTAGAGCTTTCAGGCTGGTTAGTTTATGGAACGCAAACCGTATAGGTTCCATCTTCTTCTTTGGTAATATCGCTAGGGTAGCAGTAGCCAAAATCAAACCCCTTGCTTGCTTTTATGCCAGCATTGTGCAACGCAACTTTGGATGCCTTGTTGGCTAACTCCTTGGTTGCAAAGTTATACCACATAACCTTTATACCTACTCGCTTAACTGTATGTTCTGGATACTCCTTATACTTGCCGCTCATATTGAACACCTTTTATTAGTTTAATTTTTAAAGAAGCCAAGCCTTTTTCCTGCTTGGTATGTTTATTATAGCATACTATGTTTAGCAGTGCAAACATTTTAATTATGGTCTAGGGTGAAGAATGTTTCCTTTTGTAAACTTTGTGTGCTATACTAAACGTATAAAGAGAAAACAAATAAAAGGTGCAAGATAATGAACTATACCCCCGCTTACCAAACACGAACCCAAGCCAACATTAAAAAAGAAGAGAACATCGTTATAGCCGTGGCTCTTATTGGCTTAATTGTTTCTCTAATTACTTTAATCTAAATGTTTGCAATGGTAAACAAACCTGCTATAATAAACCCATAAACAAAAAACTAAAAGGTGCAAGAAAATGGAAACTAGAAAATTTGCAAGATTACCAAAAATTGTTATAGCTAAAATTGCTGAATTAACAGATATGAATGAACACACAATGGCTCTTAGCTGTTTAGCAATGGATATGAATAACGGTGAAGCATTTGTAAGGCTGGCTAAAATAAATTGTGAGCATATAGATCACGGCCACTTAGCTGTAGAGCTTTATAATGAGCGCAACGAAATTAGGGGCGCTATTTACCAAGAAGCAAAAGATACATACGCAAACTATAAAGAAATTATAGCCGCTTTTTAACTCAAATAAATACAGCCCCTTTTAGGGGTTTTTCATCGTTAAAAGTTTAGACGCAATTTGGCGACTCTAAAAAATTACAAATTTTTGGACACCCCAAAACACCGTCAAATTCGTAACTTCTTTTTTTGACACGCTTTTCGGCCTCTAAAAATTTTATAAATTTCTGACAGCCTGAAAACACCGTCAAATATTTAACTAATTATTTCAGAGCGTTTTCGCGCACCTCAAAAAATGAAAATCAAAACACCTCCCCTACAGGCCACGCGGTTACTGGGCTGTAGAAACTAATTCCTTTTGCTTCGTTTTTTGAAAGTTTGGGCGAAAATAAATTTATTTGATAGGGGGTGTGAAATTCTTGCAACTCTTTTTCGTTTAAAAAGTTTTTTCGTTTTTCGGGGCATTTTCAAACGGATTCAGGCATCGGCTAAAATTCTGACCAACTCTTTTGCTCTTAAAAAGTTTTTCCGTTTTTCGGAGGGTCAAAAAAATGAAAATTACACGTCTTCGTAATCGTCTATATCAAAATCATCCTGAACCGAATCTCTTGTATCCGTGTAGATCACAACGCACCGACAGTTACACACATTGATAGCCCCGCCTCTAGGGTCACCAGCGTAAGACATTGGCCTACCCCCGATAATGAAATCTTCATCCATTGATACCTGCTGTCCATTGGCTCTAGCGTGAGTTTCCCTAGTCCGACCATCTCCTGTAGAGACCCATTGCTTGACCATAGCCACTCCATAGTTATCGCCTACCTGCTTATGGTAGCTCTGATGGGCAAAGCCAGCCGCACTATGAGTCTCAGTTCTAGCGATTAAAGCCGCCCTATTGCGGTTGATTGAGCGGAAGTTTTTCCTTAGCTCACTCGCAATCTGTGCCAAAGTAGCGTCCCCTAGCCTTAATTTCTCTATAGATGCAATGATTAGCAAGCCCTGTGTGCGTGAAATGCTACTTATGAAGCTCTCCCTGTTAATGAAGTACAGAGCGACGGCCTGTTCAAAGGCTGATGACCTTCCAAAGAAGAAAGCGTCTCCCTCATCGGCTTTTGCAGATATTACTTGATAGGATTGGTAGTTGTAATCGTAGATAGCTTTGAATATTCGGCTCAACTGGGCTTTAATTACTGCGGTAACTTCTACCTCTACATCTCTGACAAGCAAAGCGGCATCCACAACCTCCCCGCCCTCTACTTGCTTGGATGCTATGTTTACCGTCTTGTTGAAGCTAGTCTCTAACCGCCTTTGGAATCCCCTGCTTAGATTATCCCTTATCCTAGCTTGTTGGACAGCGTAGCGCCTAGCATTGATAGCGCCCTGCCTAAACCCTAAAATCTGATTGGCGGTTTGTTGCCTAGCCACTTGATTACGCCTTTCTTAGCGTGGAAAACCTATGCCCTACAATAACGTCAGTGGGGTCGCTTCCTTGGTAAATCCTAATGAGAGCCGCTGGATTATCCTCAGATGCATTGAGCGTAAAGTCTGTTTTAGGTACGGATAGCTTGCCACTTTTTACTATCTTTGTGATCTTACCTCTAGCCCTGCCACCTGAGTTGTCCCAGCTAACCATATCACCAACAGATAAGTCATCTGCTTCTGCTTTGCTTTCTTCTCTTACAATCTGCGCTCTCTTAGCCTTAGCCCAAGATTGCCCTGCATCACCACCCCACAAAGCCCAAGCAATTCTACCCGCTGATGGATAACCCTTTTCAGATGGGCTAAACCCTTCGCCTTGCTTGTCTACTTCATGGCGGGAAAAGTAACTGTGCATCCTAGTAACCACATCAAGGGACAGCTTCTGGCGACCAACTAATTGATTAGCCCTAGTCACGCCTACCTGTGTGCCGCCCCTTTTATGCTTTTTTCTCCAATCTAGCCCTCTCTGCGCTTCTTGAGCCATAGCCTTGCTTGGTGTTGAATCTATATCAGACAGTGCCTTAGAATCATCATACAGCTCGTAATCCTTGCTATCTTCTTCCTCTACTGGGGCATCTGGTAGCCCTTCATTCAAAGGGAATAAACTAGCGTTAACCAACAAGCCATCCGCTCCATCAATAGCGTTTAGGCCAAGGCGTTCTCTTGCCTCGTTCCTAGTCATGATGCCTTCCTTTACTGCACCGATAACATTGTCATAGATTCTCTTTCTGCGCTCTGACAAGGCTGGTATCTCGTCGGTGTCAAACTTAAAGTAAACATCCTCGCTAAATTGAGGCATCAGCCATTCGTTAATATCTGACTGAACCTTTGATAGCATAGGCAATATTGTTTCTTCATAAAGAGCCAATCGCGCCTCAGCTACATTTGAGTAAGTTTGTGCGTCTGGTACGCCAACCAACTGACTAGGGACGCCAAAACACATGGCAATATCGGTTGCACTCATGTGTTTTAGGTTAATAAAGTCCATATCCTTGGGTGAAAGCCCCATCTCTTTCCAATCAAAATCACCCTCTAACAGCATCGGCCTACCTGCATTATCAGTTCCAGAGAACCTATTATTTAGATCAGTCATAAGTTGCTGTCGTTGCCCTGCGGTTAGGCTGGTTGCAAAACCGTCTGAATCTTTAGG